AACAACCCTAACATATACGACATATTCGATCAATGGTCTGTGTGTCACGCCATGTATAACAAACGACTCCGTGTGTATAAACAGGGTGGATTCAAAATGCCTAAGATGAAAGAAGAAGAACCCGACCAATTTTCGAAAGGTGAGTGTCTCATAAAATTTTAATTCATTTTGCCATCTGTGCAGTATACAAATGGTAAAGTGAACGTTTTACTTTTTAACAGAATCCATAACAGCGAGCGCAATTACACCCGCAATAAAGAACAAAACGACATAGTTCGTTTCCGTGTCCTCTCTCTTCATTTCAATGCGTGACCCCTGAGTCGGAGTACGCACCCGAGGAACGTACACTGGCGGCTCTTCCTCGATGGGACAATACCCTATCATTTATACTATATCTACAAATTTATTTCGACTGACTTTTTCTTACGTCCACGCTTACCCTTCGTTGTGGATACTTTCACTTCTTTAACATCACTATCATCTTCCGCCTCTTCTGGTGCATCTATTATATCCGAGATTGCATCATCATCATCTTCTGGGTCAATGTTTGGGATTGGTTCTGGTGCAGTAGTAGACATAGGTGGAACCGGGGGCATCATGATATTACCCATCAAACTCGAAATATCAACACCCGGCCCCTTCATTTCATACCTACCATCGGCAGAAGGTCCACTCGCTGGAGGCTCAGCACCTCTCGGAGTTGTGTTTTTCACAGCATCGACCATGTTTTGCACGAGTCCAGGGTTTTGCTTAAGAATATCATTCATGTTAGGCATCACAGATTTAAACATACTATTCGTCAAGTGGAACATCATCGCAGAACCACCAAGCATCATAATAAGTTTTACTTCTGGAGCAACCGCAACCTTAGTTCTATACTTAACGTAAAGTTCTTCAAATACCTCATCATAATCGTCAACGTTTTCCATAACGTTTTCCGACCATCCATCGAGTTGAATCTCAAACGGATTGTACTTTTTGTTCAAGAACTCGAGCCCTGTACAGCACGCAATAAGCATTCTACGAGAGAATTTAATAGACTTATCTACGTCTATGCTATATGTGATTCTTTTCACCTCCGTTCTCAAATCTTCAACGTTCGAATACACATTAAGCCTTTTATTCACGGTGAAACCCTTCTTTTCAAGTCGCCCAAGTTTATTCACAAGATCAGCTTTTTCTTCATCAATTGACTTGTACCCAGGAGATGGCCGTTCTTCTTCTTGAATAGCATAATCACCTTGCATGTATGTCTGCTGTTCTTCATCTTGATCATATTCACCGTAATCAACTGGTTCTTCCTGATATTGCGGTGGCGCTGACTGTTTTGTTGGGTTCGCAAATGCATCTATATCCTCTTGCATCGCATTCTCAACTGGTGGTGCACGGGGAGTCGGTTTATACACAGTTGGTTTTGGTATAGAGGTGCGGGGACGTGGAACTTCAATTTCAATTTCGTCCATGAGAGCCTGTTCGTTATCGTCAAGCTTCAGTACATTCGCACGGCTCCGGTCGAGTGTAATTTCTCCATCCATTACTCTGTACTTTGAAAGTAATCCAAATCCTTTAACGCACTTTATATAAAAATATTGACTACATAATAAATGAAGCTTAACGCCACAAACCGAAATACTCTCAAGGCAATCGCTGTGGTTTTCCTTTTGTTGTGTACCATCATGATGTTGAGTCCACGCAAAAGTATGTACCAGCCCAGACCAATTAACATTGAAGTATCTGAAGAAGCCGCGGCTGCTTCCATATTTGACCTGGAGCACAAGATTGAATGTGTTCCCGGATCTACTGAATCCGCCTATTACACAAAGTCTTTGACCCCAGGTGGTATTTGCGGTGACCAAAAGTTCGTGAAGGATAGCGCTGATGTTAAGATTATTGGTGGAATTGGTGGAACTTTAATCTAACTTATAAATAATGAATACGGTGAACACAACTCGTCCAGCTTTGCCTGATTTTGATTACGAGTACCACACCATAACGGTTGATACAATCGGTCAATCTAGCAAAAATACATTTACGGTACATCTCACACAACCACTTGAAAATATAGTTCAAGCGAAGCTCATAGCCGCGAGAATAGACGCACCAACTTCTAATGTGTGTCATATTTCTGTAGATGAACTCAACACAAATTATTCGCAAAGAACATCTAATGTGTATGGTGGTCAGTCATCTATGACTAATCTTAACAGGGGTTTTGGTACCGTAATTCAGGCTGGTTCTAACCCAATCATTTTCAGGGATGATTATGATGTTGAATCGCAATACACGACACCAATAAGAAAAATAGATCGCCTTTCGTGTACACTTAGAGACGAAGATGGTGTCACTATAAACAGTGCTGTTGATAACTTTATGATTTTTAAGTTTGTGTGTAAGAATAAGAATTTGCCATTTATTTAATCAGGGCGCTAGGATACATATATTTTTTACCTTTCGTTATATTATAAATGTCGACGGGAGTCGTACAACTCATTGCGGTTGGTGCCCAAGATAAACATATTATGGGTGATCCAGAGATATCATTTTTCTCATCGACATTTAAACGACATTCTAACTTTTCACAATCCGTGGAAAAGCAAATGATGCGCGGGAACGTATCAAACAATTCCATGACATCAATTAAATTTGAAAAAACTGGCGATATGCTTGGCTATGTGTATATAGCCGTAGATGATGGAACAGAAGCTGTCGATCCAACTGACTGGACACAAATATTAGACAAAGTTGAATTGTATATAGGTGGTCATATGATAGATTCACAAGATTCCATGTTTACTGAAAAGATTGCGATTGATACATTCGCACAGAATGTTTCAAAAAGTTCGAATGGTCCACACCCGGGTATTAACTCTAAATCTTATTTTTACCCACTTCGGTTTTTCTTTTGTGAAGGTGCTCAGTCAGCATTACCACTTGTCGCATTACACTATCACGACGTTGAATTAAGATTTTACTGGAAAAATGTGATGAACTATAACTATGAAGTATACGCAAATTATTATTACCTGGACAACGAAGAACGCGGTAATATAGTGTCCAGAAATCATGAAATGCTCATCACACAAGTTCAGAAAAATATACCGTCCGGTGAACAATTTCAAGAATTAATATTTAATCACCCCGTAAAATATCTTGCGTGTACAGATACAACATCTAACGGCGCACTTACATCAGTATCGAACAAAGTAAAACTTAACATAAACGGCCTCGATATAGGTAACTATAAATGGGCGAAAACACATTATATAGACGCAATGGCGTATTATCACACGAATTATGTGTCTTCTCCAGATTTCTTTTTGTATTGCTTTTGTCTTCTTACAAGCTCTCTCCAGCCAACAGGTACGCTTAATTTTAGTAGATTAGATTCAGTGAAGATTATGAGTGAAAGTATGAATATAACAGACCCAATTTATGCCGTCAATTATAACATTTTACGTGTTGAAAACGGGATGGCCGGTTTATTATACGCAAATTAAAATACAATGGTATATTAAATGGTAAAGAACTCCGGTATAAACCAACCAACCGATATGGTTCGGTTAGGGCGATTATCGGACTCCGAACAGCCTAAAAATTCCATTGTGTTTAACGCATCAGACAGCAAAATTCGTGATATAAAACACAGCGGATTATACATAAGTCCAATACGTAACACAAGTGCGTCGAACTTACTTGCGTATGATTCGATCACGAAGGAAGTTGTAGATATAGGTGGAACGCAATTAAAATTAGATGACTTACAAGTCAAAAACCTTGAAGTTGTAAACATGAAAAAAATTAACGAAGAACACGTGTATACACCCATTTTATTAATAGGTGAAGGTTGTTCTGAAAAAGAGAATGTTGGTGTTGATATTCACGGAATACAAATGATACACGATAAAACAGATGGCGTGTTACATGTGAATAAAAATACGACATTTGATGGAATCGTCGAAGCTTCTCAATTTGTGGGTGATGGTGGTCTATTATCAAATGTACAGTATGACTTGCACGTCGATATAGGTGATGTCGTAGAGAATTTACATGTTTGTGGTGAGTTACAGGCAGATGGGGGTCTTTTGTCTAATATAAAAGTTGGTCAAATAGAAGACTTTGACGGCTATTCCCCCAAATTCACAGATATACACGTGAATAAAGATGCGTACATACAACGGTCTCTATATGTAAACAGGGGAATTTGCGCAAAAGGTAACATACAATCAGATGGAAATGTGTTAGCGTCAAAATTTTACGGTGATGGCACAACGCTTACGGGTATTTCTAAGAGTACGGAACTTGAAAAATCAAATGCGCGTATATCTGATTTGGAAAAGCACATACCACGTTTCGAACCACTCGAAAAGGTAAAACCAACTTTACAATGTTTGATTGATAATATAGATTCAAAGTTAGAAAAACATATACAACGTTTTGATCCCCTTGAAAAATCGAGTGTATCTCACAATGGAAGAATTTCATCCATAGAACCACGGGTCACAAAAGTGGAGAAACGTTTACCAAGTATAAGTACGTGTGAACAAAAAATACATACACTCGAGAATGACGTGAAGATATTACCAGAAATCGGTGTATTACGAAAACAAGTCGATATCATAAACGAACAAATACCAATTATTCACGAAACAAAATCCGTGGTTCCAATCATACATTCGAATGCAAATAGAATCAATACCATTGAAAATAAAATAACTAAACTGAACGACATAGAACCAATAAAGATGGAGCTTGGTAAATTTAAATATGTCTATAAAGAACTTACAAAAATTGACCCAATTGATTCACGTGTAAATGTGTGTGAAAGTATACTCAAAGGTGTATCGGATCTCCCAGAGTTAAGAACGAGGCTATCCACATTAGAAACTGCACCACTCGAAGGAGATGGTGCGCACATTTCAAATATTTCCCTTTCACACGTACTTGCGTGTTGTAACGAAACAGATACATCTATAAAAACACGTGGAACCGTGTCGGCGCATGGATTTATAGTAGAAGGTATTCCATTGGTCACGTCAAGATTAGGTGAAGTAAAGTCATTCGCAATGAGTTCACTCGCCGAAATAAACGCGTACATAAAATCAAACAATGGTACAACCGCTGGTAACACTGGAGGTATCGTCTTTAAAACTAAGGGTATTGACGGTAAAATAAAACCACGCATGACCATAGATGGCCAAGGAAAATTGGCAGTAGGAACAAATAAAAGTCATCCTTCCGCAATAGCCACATTTGAATCAAATACATGCGGATTTCTTCCACCTCGAATGACAACGTGTGAATTAGAAGACATTAAGAATCCAGCTATAGGACTCATGGTATACAATACAGAAAAAGACGCATTGTGTGTATACAAAAAATCTGGGTGGACTGTTGTATGTTAAAATAAAATGAGCTCTAATATAAATGGTGAAAAACCTTAACACTATCGATAGATCCGAAAGGGTCAGGGTAGGTAAGCATGTTCCAAACGAACAAGCTGTAAACACCATAATAATTAATGCATCATCGAATGTGATAGAGGCGCCACAGGAAGGTTTTTACGTGGCTCCGATTCGTGTAAAAGAATCAATCTATTCGAACGTAATGTGTTATGATATTTCGACTAAAGAAATTGTTGATACCGGAAAGAGTATAGATTTACAGGGTGTATCAGAAACGGGAAATTCGACTACAGAAACCATACAATTTACAAATAACACAACAAGTTTTGTGACTACATCTAATGTGGGTATAGCCAACACAAATCCACAACACGATCTTTCGGTCGGTGGAGATGTGTACATAGAAGGAAATTTGACTGTATTAGGGGAAACCACTACAATTTCAAGTGAAAATCTCCGCGTAAAAGATGCAATTGTTGAATTGGGTGAAAATAATACGGATAGTGATTTCGTATTTGATTTGGGTCTTATCATGACCAGACCAGGTTCAAATGTTACAGCGTCGTACATAGAATCTAGTAATGAATACATCATAGGATATACACAAAATTCAGCATCTGATACATATATAACACCGGATGAATCAAATCTAATTCAAATGCGAGTGTACGGTGACGTGACAGCCAATAGTTTTATAGGAGATGGTTCGTTTTTATCTAATGTG